AATCAAGCGTTCATAAACCAGGCGTTCATCAAAGAAATCATCCTGGGCATGACGCTCCGGTCGCAGGCGGTGAACAGCCAGGGCCTACCGCTCATTGAGCTCAACATGGTCACCGGCGCTTTCACTGTGCGTGGCCAGGACGCCAATGGTTCGACGCTGCTGAACAACGGCGGCCTATACGTCTTCGACGCCGCAGGCACTGAACGTACAGCAGTGGGGAAACTGAGCGCTCCATATGTTTACAACCTGAACTACATCAACAGCACCGGAATCTGGGAGTGAACCAGTGGATCTGTACGGACTTAGAACCAGGGATGTGTCAGGAGCAGTAACGCTCGACACATCTATAACCCCTGTGCGCTCCCTCAAAATCATGACGGTGACCGGCAACGGCGACTGGGATCAGTATTTCTCCATTCCAGAAATCCAGGCTCAGTCCTTTGTGGTTGTTGACACATTGGAGAACAAGGGCGAACTCACGGATACCCCCGATGCGTTCTGGTCGACCGGTCAGTTGCATCTTCGGCGAGCCCTGAGCAAGACCTGGCTGGTGATGATTCTGTCCCAGGGCGGCGAGCCGTTTGCTGCACCGGGCACATACGGAATCAGAACAAGGAATAACGACATCCGCACCCAGATCGATTCAGTGAACAGAGTCCTGACGGTCCATTCAAACGGTGCATTTCAGTTTGGCCAGATGGCGCCCGGCAACCATGTGCAGACCATGGATGTCACCTTTCCATCAGTCATTACCACCTATGAGCGACCGCTGATTTTCCTGAATGCAGTCGATTACATGATGGTCGGCAGCTTCTTTGTGCACGGCAGTCCAGGTGCATGGACAGGGTTTCATCTGCGGGCCTGGGCGAACGCCGCTGTGCACGGCCCGGTGGCAAACACACCGATGACTATCAAGTGGATTTGCTCAACGTACATGCCACTAGTTGCCGGGGATGGCGAGTATGGGGCGCGAGTGAGCGATGCGGCGGGTGCAAGGTTGTTTCTCACTACCGCCAATCTGACCACCCTGAACAGTCAGCCGGCCAACAATTCCTTTGTGTCTGCGGGGCCGCCTATCGCGGGATCGCCAAGCCAGCAAATGCCTTGGACCGGCAACGCCGCGGACTATGTTCTGGCCAACGCCTTGTTCTCCTGCTCGAATGTCGTCCAGACGACCCAGCCCTACAGGGAGAACTTCGGCGGGTTTTGGCCCGGCAATCGGGGAATCCTCCAGATGTACTGTTACAACGGCTCAGGCATCAACCCGTTGTCAGCCAACGGAAGAACACTATTCGCGGCGCGCCCTATGCGCCCCCTTTAAGGAGCCATCATGGCCAAGCAGACTATCAATCTCGGAACCGCGCCTACGGGGGCGGGTGGCGATACACCGCGCAGCGCATTCACCAAGGTCCAAGCCAACTTCGACGAGCTGTACGGCATCACCGGCGGTCTTGGGACCGCTGCAACAAGAAACGTTGGCACCGGTTCAGGCAACCTGCTTGAGCGAGGTGCATTCGGCCTCGGGGCTGCATCCGCCCAGGGGTCGACGTTTACCGGCGTTACTGGCTTCAGCACTTTTCCTTCTTCGGTATCCCCGGTACCTGGGGCCGGCGGCGTGAAGATCACCCAGAACGTTGGCGGGAACCTGTTCTCCGAGTTTGTCATCGTCGCCGACAGCGCATCGTCACCCACGGTCGCCGTGAGGCAGTACGACGCGAACGGAAGCCCGGGTGCTTGGAACAAGTTCTACACCACCGGTAATACCACTCGTGCCGCTGACGGCACCCTCAAGGCGACTTAATCATGGCAAGAGCAGCAATCAACATCCTTGGCGCGACCGGCGAGACCTACGACCTAGTGTCGTTGGGCTCCTTTGATGTCGCTTCGGCGCGCCCATCGACCGGCGTTTATACGGTTACCGGCACGCTCGGTATGGTGCCTTTCCCCCCGGTTGACGTTGGCTGGGGTTACACGCTCAATCAGGTGGACGGGCGCGCCGACATTGAGATCGAGTTCGCCGATGGCTTGCTGACGGTGACCGCGACGAAGGACGGGCAGCCGTACGACCTCAAGCACATGATCACCCTGCATATCCTGGTGCCCAGCCTGCCGCTGGGCGGATTGCAAGATGAGGCGCCGCAGCCAGTTGAAGGCTGATCGCGCAAGCACATCACCACCCGCCATCGAGCGGGTTTATTTTTGCCTGGAGAAACGCATGCCCCCTTTGAGCGAGCAGCAGTTGCTGCAAATCCTCCCGAATGCCCGCCCAGTCGCGGGCATTTTTTTGCCTGCGCTGAACCGGGCCATGGCGCGTTACAAGATCGATAGCCCGGTGCGCGTGGCGGCGTTCCTGGCCCAGGTCGGGCATGAGTCGGGCCAGTTCCGATACGTCCGCGAGCTGGGCAGCAATGCCTATCTGGCGAAATACGACACCGGTACGCTGGCCCAGCGCCTGGGCAACACGCCAGAGGCCGACGGCGATGGGCAGAAGTATCGCGGCCGAGGGCTGATCCAAATCACCGGGCGGGCGAACTATCGAGACGCTGGCGCGGCCCTAGGCCTGCCGCTGCTCGAGCAGCCTGAGCTACTGGAACAGCCAGAGTGGGCGGCAATGTCCGCCGGCTGGTTCTGGTCCCGGGCCAAACTCAATGACCTGGCCGACGCTGGCAAGTTCGAAACGATCACCCGCAGGATCAACGGCGGCCTGAATGGCTGGGACGATCGGTTGGCGCTCTACAAGCGGGCGCTTGAGGTGCTGGCGTGATCAGCGCGCGCACGATCGGCGCGGCGGTGTCGCTGGCGTTAATGGCGTGGGCGTTCTGGGGCACCTACGAGCACGGCCGCTCGACCATGGATGCCGAGTGGCAGGCGAAGAGCGAGAAGCAGGCCAACGATTTTCAGCGTGAGCGAGAGGCCGCCGCGGTTGCGGTGGTCAACTGGCAGGGTGCAGAGCAGGCCCGGCGCCGCACCCTTGTAGATCAGCTGCAGGCCAGCGACGAAACCCATCACCAGGAGCTGACCAATGCTCAAGCAAACCAGGCTCACCTGCGCGATCGCCTCGCTACTTCTGATCTCCGGCTGTCAGTTCTACTCGCATCCCCAGCCCCGGGTAGTGGCTGTGGGATGCCAGCCGCCACCGGCGCCGCCAGTATGGTTCATGGAGCCGCGCGAGGCGAACTTGACCCAGCAGCTGCTCAACGAATTGTCGCCATCACCGATACCGGAGACCAAGGATTGATTGCCCTACGGGCGTGCCAAGCCTATGTCCGAGACATTCGGCGGTGA